AATGGAGAATGGGCATGTATATGCCTGTGGTGGTAATAGCTTTGGTCAATTAGGAGATGGAACAACAACAGCAAAAAATATTGCTATTTTAGCATTCTCTGGGCAAACCTCTACGTGCGTTAGCATTGCTGCTGGAAGATCCACATCATACGCTATTACTGAGGATGGTAAACTATATGCTTGGGGAGCTAACACTTATGGTCAGTTAGGAACGGGAGATTCTATAGATAGAACAACGCCAACTAGAGTTGGAACAGCTAGTAATTGGATCAAAGTTGTTATAGCTAATGGATCAACCGCTTATCACATGTTGGCACTAAATAGTGCTGGAGAAATTTATGGATGCGGTTTAAATACTAGCGGTCAACTCGGACAGGGCGATACGGCAACAAGAAATGCATTAACGAGAATAGGAACCGATTCAAATTGGACAGATATAGCAGTTAACGAAGTAGCATCTTATGCCGTTAAATCTGATGGTACTCTATGGGCTTGCGGAGGCAATACAAATGGATCACAGGGTAATGGATTATCAACTGGAAATGTATTGACTATAACCAGAATTTCTTCTTTGGTCAATATAACAAAAGTATTTACTTGTAATTCTGGACTTGCTGCCGCACTTAATTCTAGTAATCAGCTATTTATTTGGGGTGGAACCAATAGCAATGCTGTATTAAGAACTACCGGAACTATTATTAGTGGCCCAAGTTTAATTTCTGGGTCTTGGAAATTCTTTACAGCCAACACAACATTTTCTATTGCTATAGCTACAAATGGCGACGTTTATGCCGCTGGAACTGGCGGCGCAGTAGTTGGCAGAGGGCCAAGCGGTTCTATTGTTTTTAATAGTCCTTTAGACGATATTAAAAATGCTCAATCGGCTTCTATATCCACAACGCACTCATTTATATTAGTACAACCAACACAAAAGCTTGTATACAGTGTTGGCAAAGATGCCGGAACAACTAGCAGCACAACCATATCCACTCCATTATATTATGGGTATCCAAGAGCCTATTTGCCAAATAACAATATTAAGCAATTCATTGTTAATAAAAGGAATGATGCTGGCGTTAATATAACATCAGATTTCAAGATTATTTTAACGGACGATAATAAACTATATGGGTGGGGCGGAAGTGTTTATGGAGTTTTTGGTGACTATGGATATGATACCCTATTTAACCCATATAGCTCTATTCATAAAGCTCCATTTTCTTCTATATACTATAATTTTAATAATGAAGAATGGAAAAAAATTGCAGCGGGTGTTTCTCATGCTGCATACTTATCCATAGATGGAACGCTAGTACTGGCCGGTACTCAATACTATTCATCTTTGGCATATAGTACTGGTGTAGATGGTACAATACAAAATAATATATCAATAACAACAATCTTCAATGATGTTGATTGCGGCGATTTTTTTACTATTGCAATAGGTGCAAACAATAGACTATATGGATGTGGTATCAACAACTATGGTCAAGTTGGAATAGGAAGTGCCGGATCACAAGTTCAATCGATGACCCAATTATCGTCATCGGTACTATTTTCTAAAGTATCTTGCGGATTAAGTTTTACTTTTGGATTGTCAGTAAATAATCAACTATATACTTGGGGTAGAAATCTTTATGGTCAGCTTGGTTTAGGAAACAATAACGATCTATATTCTCCAACATTCGTTGTTACAAACAATGATAATATAGTAGATATCGCCTGTGGCTATAATCATGGAATTGTATTAAAATCTAATGGCACAATATGGGGCTGTGGATTAAATAATGTTGGTCAATTAGGAACCGGCGTAGCCACAACATCATATACAACACTAACACAAATAGGCACCGCTTCAAACTGGGTTCAGATATTTGCTTTTGCAGATAATACAGTAGCCATCAATTCTTTAGGTGAAATTTATATTTGCGGATCCAACGCAAGCGGTCAAATTGCTACCGGATTAAATTCACCGTCCATATACAGAAATTTAACCAAAATATCGCAGCTATCTGTATCAAATCCAACAGTAAATCCCTCTACTTTCGCTGGAACAGCAGACGGCTGGTTCGGAACAGCATATGCTGATTCAAACATTCCTCTAACTACGACAACAACTACCACCACGGCGCAGCCATGTTTTATAAATAACTTAAATACAAGTATAAGTACAAGCGGACCAACTGGTACTATATTCGTTCAAGGTGTAGGGGGTGCATCCTCAAAAACTAAAAAAACATCATTGCAAGCTATAGATGCTGGAGTTACTGTCGGTGGGTATACCAATAACACTGGCACATTAATAGTTTTTGATGGTGATCAATCTGGCTCTACATTTACTGTCAATGACCTAATAACATTCCCATTCTCGGTAACAGCATTTAGTCTGTCTGGCAGAGTCTCAGCAATTGCTACTTATAGAGTTAGTGCGATAGTTGATATTAGCCCTATATCCCCAAATTATCCAAACACTCAAGCATTGGCCGTTGTATGTTCTGATGTTGCGACCACAACCACAACTACAACCACATCCACAACCGCCGGTCCCGGCGGATCTACAACTACTACCACAACAACAGCCGCACCAAATTATCCGCCCTATGCATATGTATCAAATGCTGACTCAAATACTATAAGTATTGTAGAAGTATCAACCGGCAATTTATTTGCCAATATTAATTTGCCGGGAAGCCCGACAAGATCATTTGTGGATGGAACTGGCAACACTGCATATGTTATCTTACAAAATAGTGGATCATTAAATAGTTCACTGTGCATAATTAATACCAGTAATGGATCAATAAGATCTACATTAAATTTACCGTCTGGCTTTAAAGCTACATGGATATCTGTAGATACAACAAACAAAAAAGCATACATATCATCAGATTCTACTACGTCCATATTAGTATTGAATACTATAACCGGAACTATTTCTGAAGTACTTACTTATCCAACCCCGATAAGATCTACTTTGATTGATATTCCTAATGGACTTATGTATTGCTGTGAAACTACAAGCGATACAGTTGGAGTATTTAATCTATCTTCTAAAACTAGAACAGCAACAATATCTGTTGGTGGATTCCCGTATGGTTTAGCATTAAATTCATCTACTAATAGGTTATATGTATCAAACTTCAACGCTAACAACATTAGTGTCATCAACACACTAAATAATACGGTTACTTCTACCATATCTGGTGGATCTAAGCCAATACAACTTGCAATCAATCCATCCACACAAAGGCTATATGCAGTCAATTTATCAGCTAGTGGCACAGTTACGGTTATCAATACTAGCAACGAAAGTATTGTGTCTACTATAAATATTGGATCTTATCCACAATCTATAGCTTTAGATACAACATATAATAGAGCAATTGTTACCAGCGGAGAAGATAATCAAGTTCAAATTCTGAATCTTTCTAATAATACAGTATATGGCGTTCTCAATGTTGGAAATAATCCACTATATGTTTCTATCGGTAATGTTTTAGTATCGAATACAACTACCACAACAACAACAACGGGCTTACCGGGAACAACAACAACTACGACCATAAATCCAGCGTTGGCTTGTATCCCAAGTAAACAATTTTTACGCATTCAACTCAGAAGAGGAACAAATGAAGAATTTGTTGATTCTAATTTGATCCTAGCTTCTGGCGAACCAGCGTATGCTCTAGACACAAATATTTTTAAGATCGGTGATGGCATTAGAAATTGGACGCAATTGGATCCCATCGGCGTTGATATGTCTAATCCAACCGATATATACGTTGAGCTTCAAGACATTCTAGTTGGTGGAGATAGAATATCATTTAACTATGATAACAATAATCAAAAAATTTCTATCAATTCTGCCTTAGAGCCACAAGTGTTTCAGCGTGGAGATTTTAGCCTATCTGCTAATCAAAACAATCTTAACTTAGGTATAAGTGCCGTTGTCAAAGTAATACCCAGTACAAACATAAACATTACTGGAATACTAGCTGGACAAAATAATGAAATGAAATTAATATACAATGGCGGCAATAATAATGTAACAATGATGCACAATTCATCGTCTAGTTCAGTTGGAAATAGAATCTTCAATTATACAAAACAAAATTTTATACTATCTCCAGATCATGGTGTAACTATAATATACGATAGTTCTATTCAATCTTGGAGACTATTCTAAGGGGGAAATATGTCTGTTAAAATTAAACTACGCCGTGGTACATTATCAGAGTGGGTTGCTGCTAATCCTGTTTTAAGAACTGGTGAGCCGGGATTTGAAACCGACTCTGGAAAACTCAAAATAGGTGATGGAACATCTACTTGGTCGCAGTTACCATATTTAACAGGAGAAGGTGGCGGCGAAGTTGTATTAGAAGACATCGATGATAGAGTGGCAGACCTACTCGTTGCTGGAGATAGAATCTCTCTAGATTACAATGATAACGATAACTCATTGACTATTAATGCTGACGCTACATATGACGCTGCCGTAGAATGGACAGCTAATCATACATTGGAAGACGGTACACGATACTTAGCTAATGATTTAGTTCATGTTAGTGGTAGATTATACAAAGCCAATTTTGATAATGAAAGCCTTCCAGTAACTAACACCCAGTATTGGACAGACGTTGGAGCAGGATACAGACTAAATATAGACGGTAGAGATATTCCAAATATTCCAAATATCTTTGATCAATCTTTAAACACAACCGATACAGCAACGTTTGTTGGTGTTAATTTATCTAATGGAACAGCATTGGCACAAGGTACTTTTGATAATGGAACCGGTGGCAATAGTGGAATTAGTTTAAATTGTTATGTTGGTTATGAATTAAACTGGCAGGGCGGTCACTTAAAAAGCACACCAAATGGGGGTTTAACATCCGCCAATATTTGGTGCGATTCCCCAATAGAATTTCAAGGCGCAGGCGTTGATAACATGGAAATTAATGCAACTGGCATTACTTTTCCAGATGGTACAATTCAAGTGTCTGCTGTAAGTACTATATTATCTGGCACCAATATAGATGTTATAAACAATTCCGGTGACTATACCATTAATCACAATGGTGATGCATCGGTATTAAAAACAACAGTATTCAATAAAACTGGATCTCAAATACCAAAACTAAGAGCAGTTTATATCAACGGCGGTCAAGGTGATAAACCGACCGTTACATTGGCTAGTGCTGGATCAGAAATGACCAGTAGTAAAACATATGGTATTACAGCCGAAAATATAGATCATATGGGTTCTGGCTTGGTGGTTGTGTTTGGAGCATTAACAGGAATTAATACTGATCAATTTAATCCAACCGCTCCAGCCGGAAATGTTAATGGAACAACAGTCTGGCTTAATCCAACGGTATCTGGAGGCTTAACAACAACAAAGCCATCAGCACCAAATCATGCTGTAGCACTCGGTACTATAGTGCGTACACATCAAAATGAAGGTATAATAGAAGTAAGGGTACAGAATGGTTTCGAACTAGAAGAACTTCATAATGTTGCTGTCAGTGGAGTAACAAACGGTCAATTTCTAAATTACAATTCTGCTAGTGGCTTATGGATGCCCACAAGCAGCGGAACATTCACTACCGTTGCGGCAACTAGTGGAACGTTTGCAACAGTCACAAATACAGCACGAAATATATCCACAATCAATCAGAATACTGTATCTTCATCTCAAAATGACTATAATCTAGGTACAGGACCAATGAGTAGGCTTTCGGTTTCAAATGCTGGACTTACCATAACTGGTTTTAGTGGTGCCGTTAGCGATGGAGATACTAGATTGATATTTAATGCTGGCCCATACGCTATCAACATTTCTCACGATTCCAGTTCTAGTTCTGCTGCGAATAGAATTCTTATATATTCTAGCGGAACTTTTGTGCTATATCCAAACAATGGTACAACAGTCATTTATGATAATTCAAGTCAAAGGTGGAGATTATTCTAATGTGGATTATACGCAGCAACAGGGTTGATACTTGGGACGTTACGGTTAGAACAACCGCCTCAAGTCAAACTTTTAGTATTAATCTCGCTTCTGGCTCTGGCACCAATATATCGGTAAATTGGGGAGATGGTACATCACAAACATTTAATAGCCTTGGCGTCAAAACCAAAACATATGCCAACGCTGGTGACTACACTGTTAAAATAAGTGGCAGCTTTACAAGCGGTGGTAACATAAGGCTTGGTCAAAATGCTACAGAAGCGGCCAGAGTTATAGCAGTAGGCATTGTACCATATATAGCTGGAGTCAACAGTTTTGCTAATTCCATTCGTGATTGTTCTAATTTAACTACAATTCCTAGCGCATTATTTTCTAACAATCCAGCCGTAACATCATTTTTTGGTACTTTTGCAAATTGCACAAGTTTGAGCAGCGTTCCAGTTGGATTATTTGATAACAATCAATTAGCCACTAATTTTCAACAAGTTTTTTATGGTTGTTCAGCCATTAATACTTTACCGGGTGGGCTATTTATAAATACTGCCTCAACAACGTTTCAGCAAGCATTTCAATTATGCTCATCTATCACAACATTACCAGATTCTTTATTTTCTGCTGGTGCTACTAATTTTTCTAGCGTTTTTCAATCCTGCACATCTTTAAACAATATACCAGCTTCTATATTTGGTACAAATACATTTGCTACAAATTTTTCTAGTATATTTTATGGATGCACCTCTTTAGCGAGCATACCAACCAACTTATTCATTAATAATCAACTGATATCAACATTCCAGAGTGCTTTTTTTGGATGCTCTGCCCTATCTTCGGTTCCATCAGATATATTTAGATATACTACCGCAGTTACGACTTTTCAAACTCTATTCACCGGTTGTACATCTCTAACATCAATTCCGGTAGACTTATTCAGATATAATACACTGGTTACTAATTTTGTTAATACATTTCTAAATGATACAATAAATACAATAGACTATAGTAGATTATTAAACGAACTCAATGCATATAATGGACAGAATAATGTAACATTTCATGGCGGAAGTAGTAAATACGATAGTTCTGCAACGTCTGCCAGAAGCAGTTTGGTTAGCAGAGGCTGGATTATAACTGATGGAGGACTACAAACATGATATCTATAGAATATCCACAGAATACCATTTATTGGATTTTAACAAATGGTTCCATATTTGTAAAGGGCGAAACTCTCCCAGAACAAATTACTTCCGCAAACGATGATTGGTCCATACATTTACAAACTAATGATATCAGCGAATGGCAAAGTGAATGCGTATCATTAGGTATATGGGAAGATGAAACAACCACACCAGAAGGAGTATAATTATGCCTCTTACAACAACAGATGTAGTAACAAACGTAATCAGTGGAAATGAAACACCTAAAAATGCCACAACGGTTGTTTATTGTCAAAGAACGGGAGAATATGGTCTAGCCAATGCTACTTACGAGCAGAGCATGACCTATGGTACACTAGAAGATAAATATACAGAACGATTTTATAACAATATTGATAGTTTAAGAACAGTTGACGGTGGAACCCCATGAGCAAATATAGATACTATTTAGCTGGTTGCATAGTCAGTTTATTTGTTCTAGGATGTAATACTGAATGTTTTCTAAATCCAGAAGACATCACCAATATGTATTCATCATACGTAGAACAATGGACCAGAGAAGTTAAAACCAGTTTCGATGATGCTGAAAAAGAAGTATTTAACAAAATTCCTAAACCCGACGTTATAATTAAGCCGGATCCAGATCCAGCCAAATGTATTTGCAAAGGAACAGGAATTATTGTACAGGGCGATGGTCATAAAACACAGTGCGAGTATCACGGGAAAAAAGAAGTCCAACAAAAAAGTGTCAATATAATTAGAAGATGAAAGGAATGATATGTTAGAGATGTATTTAAAATACGGAGCGATTGTTGCTGGAGTACTATTGGTATTGTGGAATTTTGTAGACTCAAAATACATCATTTCCAAATTATTTAAGCAAAAGACTACACCAACACCAAGTACCAAAACTGGAAACAAAGAAACGGACTTCTTAGAGATAGTTTCATTATGGTATCAACTAAAATCAAAATGTGACGAGTGCAAACTTTCTGTAGCATCCAATAAACTAGACGAGGTATTCCCTCTCCTCAATGGAGTACTTGAAGATGAAAATTAAACCAACACTATTACTAGGAGTTGCGTTAATACTTGTTGGCCTTTTTATTGGTAATGCCAAAAAAGTAGACAATAAGCTTAAACTTTTAGAAATAGATCAACCAAGTGCAGAGATTATATCCCTTGTCGAACCGATTGGTAGCCTAGTGACCAATCCAGACGATAAAGCCAAGATGGCATTGTTTAATTTCGAATTCTCTAAAAGAATATCGTCATATGACGCAGACATACAACAAGTAAACGATGTATATGTTTTAGCGGCACAAAAGTTTTTCCAAGACTCTATGGATGATAAGTATAATAATCTTGATGTGAAAATAGTAGATCTTATTAGATCAGTCACATCCGAAGAAAATCATACATTAACAGATGCGGAAAAGTTAGCATTATCGCAAAGATTTAGTGGACTATCATGGACCCTTATTAATAAGTGAATAACATGCCCTTACATCATCAAATTAAAAATATCATAGACTCCATCTTTTCAGAAGGTGGTTATAACATTCAAAAATTCAATGTTAAATTTCCATACCCTCTTGATATAAGCATCATAAAGGACAAAGATGGTAGCATTGATTTAACATTTACTAAAGCGCTACCACACGTTAGCTGGAAGAAGTTCATTACTTTATCGGCTAGAGTAGACGGGATTACCTTAAAAGAAAACGGCGGAATTCTAAAACTGAAATTTTTTCCAGATATCCCATTTGGATATGATGATGAGCCTACAAGCCTTGAAGCCCCAAGTTATGATTTTTCTTCTGTGGCTTCCGATATCAATAGCGAGTATTCTGATCCAGAACGAAGATTTTTAGCAAACAAGTGTTTGCATTACGCAAGCGAGTGGGCTACAATAGCTAGTCAAGGATGCGACTTCGCTTGTGCGTCGAGCAGCGACAAGAAGCGTTTAAAAAGAGATTGTAAAAATTTCGTAATGGAGAATATCAAAAAAGATACCGAATTGCAGGCCGGTAGTGTTGTATTGACATTCTTATTCTTTTACGTTGTATTGCCAGTTGTTTTAAAGTTTATTCTTGAGAGAGTATTCAAGAAGCTCTTTTCTTGATTATTTTCGCGGTTTCTAAAAAATCACAGAAGGATTGTATATGCAGGTTTTAAAGAGAAATGGTTCATTTGAAAAGTACAATGTCGAAAAGATTCATAAGGTAGTTGAGTGGGCGATAGGTGGAATAAATAACGTCTCTTGGTCAGACATAGAAATGAACGCCCATCTATCTTTACATGATGGGATAAGCACCAGAGATATCCACCAGATTCTAATCAAGTCAGCAAACGATCTGACTTCTCCAAGTAAACCAAACTACCAGTACGTAGCCTCTCGCCTGCTTAATATGTCTTTGCGAAAAGATCTATGGGAGAGATACGATAATCCTCCATCATTATCCGACCACATAACCAAAAATGTTAAACTTGGTATATATGATCAAAATCTATTAGATCAATGGACTAGTGATCAATTAAATGAATTGAATAATGTAGTAGATCATGATAGAGACTATCTATTTACTTATGCTGGACTACAACAACTAATAGACAAGTATTTGGTCAAGAATCGTGCAACCGGTGAAATTTATGAAACTCCTCAGTTTGCATATATGGCAATCGCCATGTCTTTGTTTCATAGCGTTGAAGAAGTAAAGGAAGCATACGAATGTTTTTCTACATTCAAAATCAATCTTCCGACTCCAATTATGGCTGGAGTAAGAACTAAAATTAAACAGTTTGCAAGTTGTGTTCTTGTGGACGTTGATGATGATCTAAATTCTATTTTTTCTAGCGTACACGCCGTTGGAAAATATACGGCACGACGGGCTGGTATCGGTCTAAACATTGGACGAATTAGGCCAATTAATTCTAGTATTCGTGGTGGAGAAGTAATTCATACTGGTCTTATCCCATACTTAAAGATATTTGAATCTACCGTCAAGGCCACAAGTCAGAATGGTATTCGCGGCGGGTCTGCCACAGTACACGTTCCCTTTTGGCATTATGAAATTGAGGACATTGTTGTTCTCAAGAATAACGCTGGCACGGATGATAACAGAGTAAGAAAACTGGACTATTCTGTACAATTCAGCAAGATTTTTTATGAAAGACTAATAAAGAACGAAGATATCACACTATTTAGTCCAGCAGAAGTTCCAGATCTATATGAAAATTTTGGTAATAATACTGCATTCAATGAACTATATGAAAGATATGAAAAATCTAGAAATATCAAGTTTAAGAAAAAGATCAACGCTAGGAAACTGGCAGAGATATTTACCAAAGAAAGATTGGAAACTGGTAGAATTTACGTTATGAACATAGATAATGCTAATGAACACGGATCTTGGGATGTTCCGGTTTATATGTCCAATCTATGTCAAGAAATTATCCATCCAACCAATCCTATAAAGTCTATCGATGACGCAGAGGGCGAAATAGGTATTTGTATTCTTTCCGCTCTAAATCTATTGGAGTTAGATACAGATGAGGATATCGAAAAGGCTTGCTCTATAGCCGTGCGTAGCCTAGAGTCAATCATAGACTATCAAGATTATCCAGTTGTTGCTGGAGAAAATTTTACTAAGAATAGAAGATCTCTTGGCATCGGAGTTACAAACTTTGCTGGATTTTTGGCAAAGAATAAACTAAAGTACGATGATCCAGAAACTCTAAAATTAGTTCACACCACTATGGAAAAGATCCAGTGGCATTTATTAAATGAATCCTGTAAGTTAGCGGAGCAATATGGACCCTGCAAGAAATTCAATGACACAAAATATGCCCAAGGTCTTTTGCCGATTGATTGGTACAAAAAAACAGTTGACGAACTAGTTAAGCCAGAGTATACTATGGATTGGGAGGCTCTACGCTCTAGGATTCAATCTTATGGGCTAAGACACTCCACTCTCACAGCTATTATGCCCTGTGAGTCCTCAAGCGTCATTCAAAACAGCACAAACGGCATAGAGCCTGTAAGAAATTTGATGTCCTATAAAAAAGCTAAAAATGGGGTTTTAAAACAACTGGTGCCAAATTATGCATCACGTAAAAACTATTATACTTTAGCTTGGGATATGGAGGACAACAAAGCTATCCTAAACATTTGTGCCACCCTGCAAAAGTTCGTGGATATGAGTATTAGTGTTAATCTGTACTACAATTATTCCCATTATCCTGACGGCAATATACCCTTGAGTATTTTAATTAAGGATCAAATTTACGGGTATAAATATGGTGTAAAGAATTTTTATTACTGCAATACTCCTGACGGTGACGGTCAAACTGAAAAATCCTCTGGTTGTGAATCTGGTTCGTGTGCAATATAGGAGTAAATATGAAAACAATATTAAATAAGCATAACGTTGATTACCTTTCGCAGCCACTATTTCTGGGCGAAGACTTGTCTCTACAAAGATATGACAAGTTCAAATATCCTGTATTTTTTGATCTATACAAAAAGCAGCTAGAATTTTTCTGGAGGCCAGAGGAAATAGAACTCAAAAAAGACAGAAACGATTTCAAAAATGATGACATTATGTCAGAAAATGAACGTTTCATCTTTACATCAAATCTAAAATATCAGACTATGATGGATAGTGTTATCTGCCGTGGCGTCCCTACGCTTACTCAGTATGTTTCTAATCCAGAATTAGAAGCATGTATGAACGTGTGGCAATTCTTTGAACAGATTCATAGTTATAGCTACACCTATATTATTAAAAATGTCTACAGTAACCCAAGCGATATATTGGATAGCTGTTTAACAGATAAAGAAATTCTTAAAAGAGCCAACGTGGCGATCAAAGAGTACAACGCTCTTAGAGATATAGGATATTCCGGCAAGCTTAAAGATATCAAAAAGCAGATTTACCTAACTCTAATCAGCGTTAATATTTTGGAAGCTGTTCGTTTTTATGTTTCTTTTATTTGTGCATTTGCGTTTGCTGAAAACAAAAAAATGATCGGAAATGCAGATATTATCAAATTGATCAAGAGGGACGAAGCTCTACATTTGTATAACACTCAAGAGATAATTAAAATCTTACATTCCAATGAAGACGAGGGCTTCGTCAAAATAGCAGAAGAGTGCGAAGAGGATGCCATTGCAATGTTTGAATCGGCAGCGTCAGAAGAAAAGGCTTGGTCAGAGTATCTCTTTAAAGATGGCTCTATCATTGGTCTAAATGAAAAAGTGATGGCAGAATATATTGATTGGTTATGCATGACAAGAAGAAAAAATATAGGATTGCCATATGACAAGGGGTGCAAAAATCCCATTTCTGGATGGACAGACCCTTGGATGAATAGTGAATCGGTACAAGTAGCACCACAAGAACATGAGATCACATCGTATAAAATTGGTGCTAGTAAAAATGATCTAGAGGAAGTTGACCTAGGAGGATTAGACATATGACCATTTATGAAAATCTTGATGGAAGTTCAGAAGTAAACACCGTACAAGTAAAATTAGTTCACGGCAATGCTCAGAAACCGACTAGAGCTAATGAAAATGATGCTGGATGGGATTTATATTCGACCATTCATACCGTCATACCGCCAAAACAACGAAAGACTGTCAACACAGGAATATCACTACAAATGCCAGAGCATTTTGCTGGACTGATTTGGCCTAGATCCGGCCTATCAGTTAAAAGCGGCATAGATGTTCTAGCTGGAGTAGTGGATAGTGGTTATAGAGGAGAAATAATGGTATGTCTTTACAACACTTCTGATGAAAATGTTGCGATACATATCGGGGATAGAATCGCTCAGATTATATTCCAAGAGGTTCCTCGCGTAAATATGGAGGTCCATGAAACGTTAGGTTCCTCGCAACGAGGAGACAACGGCTTTGGCAGCACAGGAAAATAACAATTCGAATAACCCATATTCAAAGAAGAATAAGAAGAACAAGGCCACAAAAGATAATGTACTAGTAGCAAAAACTGAAAATCAAAAAGATTATATCAGATCTATAATAGATAATCACATTACTTTTTGTACCGGACCATCTGGAACTGGCAAATCGTTTATTGCTGCTGGAATAGCGGCTGAACACTTGCAAAAAGACAAGATTGAGAGTATCATAGTAACGAGGCCACTAGTTTGTACCGGAAAAGACATAGGATCTTTACCGGGAGAATTAAATGAAAAGATCAAACCCTACCTACAGCCAATGGAAGAGAATCTAAAATACTTCCTTGGTAGAGATAAGTTTGGTTTATATTTTAACACCAGAAGAATTCGTTTTGAACCACTAGAAACCATGAGAGGATCAACGTTCCATAATGCATATATGATTTTAGATGAAGCTCAGAATTGTACACTAGAACAGATAAAAATGTTCATTACAAGAATGGGAGAAAATTCTAAAGTCATTATCAATGGCGATACCAAACAAACGGATCTATTTCGTGACAACGGATTACCGTATTGCCTAGATAGATTAAAGAATCTTAATGGCGTTGGAATTTGTAAGTTAGATTACTCGGATATTCAAAGAAATGGAATACTTGGTGCAGTTCTATATGCACTAGAATCTTGAGGACAATATGTTATATGACTATAAGTGTGATGCCTGCCTGCACGAAATGAAAGATGTTTATCAGTCTATCAAGGATGAGGCACTCACTGAATGTCCTAAATGTGGAAAACCAGCCCTCTGTAGAGTAATATATGGAGGGCTAGGTTCTTTTATGAAGGACGCCAAAACCATAGGGCAGCTAGCGGACAAAAATTGGTCCAAATTAGGTAGCTATGAAAAATCTGAAATAGAATCCAAACGTAAGAGCGAAGTATCTCAGCAAGATCAAAATTTTAGTAAGTTTGGTAATGCTACCAAAAAAGAAATCAATAAGATGACACAGACCCAAAAGGAAAGATACATTATAACAGGTGAAAAATGAAGTTTATAGATAAGCCTACCGACACAATATCTAAAAATAGCTCAGAAGCTATTTATAATCAAAGTGGAAATCTAGACTCAGAAACCACGAAGATATTTGCTAAATCATTGTTTATTGATCTCGGTGATAATAAGACCCAAAAGAAGTTCTTTATCAGAACATATAATAACACACCATTTGACCCAAACGGGCCAGAAGCAAGGCGAGAAATTTGGAATAGAACAGAATTAAAATCTGTATCTCAATCCACATTTGATCTATATGTAAAATATCTTAATACTAAGAATTCTTTGTATATGACCAGAACTCAGAGGAGTTATATCAATGGCTAGTAAACGAGGACCATTAAGTAGGGCCGAAGTGTTCTATATTCAAGAACACGTAAAGTCTGGGAAAAATATTGATGAAATCGCTTCAGATCTTGATAGGCCAGCAAAGTCTATAGAAAAATGCGTTACTCAAGCCCAAAAGGCTAATGCTCCAAAAAGACTTACCGCCGGTGATCAATTTGCAAGAAAAAGTGGATCTGTTGTAATGACAGAAAATGCAGCGACTATTGCCGACGCTCGCAGAAAAACCAGAGTACCAAGCGATGCCAAGAATTGTGTAACAAAGGTAAAGAATGATCAAGATAATAACAGCCTGTGACAATAAATTAAATCACATATCTGAGTTAAACAAGCCGATAGTAGAACAATATTGCAACACCAATGGTTATCAGCTAGTTAGCAAAACTATTGAAAATTTTGATAGGCCAGCTTCTTGGTTTAAAGTCGGAGCTATTTTATCTGAATTTGAAAAAAATGATTGCGATCATATTTTATGGTTAGATACAGACACCTTAATTCTCAAGCAATCCTTTAAATTAGAGTCTCTACTAAAACAGGATAAATATTTTTACCTATGTAAAGATGCGAATGGGATTAATTGTGGGGTATTCTTAATGTCTAATGTTCCGCTTATGAAGGACATGTTGTCCGCTGTAGATGCTTTGTATCCCAAATATCAGAATCACGGATGGTGGGAACAAGCTGCTATTATGGAACTAATACGTAGAAATCATTTAAATATTAATTCGCACATAGAGTATGTTCCTCAGAATATTCTCAATGCATATGATTCAAAACTGGTACATACCATCAACAACGGATATGTTAATCAAGATTCTTTTATATTGCATCTACCATCTATAAACAACACCACAAGATATAATGTGATTAAGCAATATATCTCAGAATACTATGGATATTAATCATATAGCTATAGATCAAAACCATATAGAATTGATATATGGTCTGATTATTAGCCACAAGCCAAAAACAATATTGGAGCTTGGTATCGGCAGTGGCTTTTTAACAAAAAGAATGATAGAAGCTTTTAAATACAATGAATATCAAGTAGATATCGATTGTGTAGATAATTTTTTTGATTGGCATGGAAAAATTCCAGAGCATATAGCCAAACTACAGGATATTAATCTAATTGTACAATCTGAGAAAGCCTTTCTTGATTCATCCAGCAAAGCATATGATTTTATTGTGTCCGATGCTGATCATTTTAATTGCCACAAATGGATAGAATTGACCCATTCAAAGTTAAATAATGATGGGATATTAGTATATCACGACATAACCAATCCCTCATTCCCAAATCTTATGTCGATAAAAATGTATTATGACACAGTACCACACCAGTTTTCATCAATGCTATTTTCTAAAAATAGCAAACAAGGTGAGCGATGCGATAGAGGACTTTTAGTTTTACAAAAGAGACAATCATGATTACTTCATACGAACAATGGTTACAAGAATATAGAAAAGATAAATACAAGATTTGGATAAGGGCTACATTGTCCAATAATCAAGAATACTATCTGCCAGATGTAAAAGATTGGAAAGATCTTAAAGAAATTTGTAAGACCAACAAATTGAAAGTAAAGAAGGTTGGCCTACAATACCGATCACACTCCATAGAGGTTGACACATCAGACACCGATGGTGTATACTTGATCAAGTCTGTAATTGGCATGATCGGAGAAACCACAAAGCAAACAGTAACCATAGGTAAGTTATATGGTGACACAATTTATAAAAGTATGTGGATTACTCCAGAATTGATAGAAGAACTAAAAACCAAAGATTCAGTTGCGGATTCATTTGAGGAAGTATTGATTTATGACTACCAAAAAGAACAGACCAGAACTATTTAATCAGCAGTATCAAAAAGAATGGTCAGAAACACATAAGTATAAGCACATCCACACTGGCGAATATTGCACATTTGAGGCTTATGTAGCAGAATTTATAGTATTGCGAAGATCTGAAAAATTGAACTTAGGCAAACCATCTTATAAGTTTTGGACCAAGGGCGATCCATTGCACTGGCTGTGGAAGAAACAATACGGTGCCGCCATACAATTGAAAAAGAAATATAGCGAAGAAGCTATCCTTAATGCCATAAAATCTAAAGATTTTGATAATCTATTAGTTATTGGTATTCAAAATGGCAGGGGATACAAAGTAAATCCATTAGCCGAAAAAGTCATTATCAAACATCAAGCTATATTGGATAAACAGCAAACCAAAATCGAAGTTAATCTTGAAGAAAATGTTGAAAGTAGACCAGTTGAAACTAGGGCTACGCAGAGCTATAATACAAAAAGGACTACCATGAACAAGTTGAGGAATCTATGAGCAAAACCAAAAAGCCCACAAAGTTTTCGGAAGATAGCGTAAGCAGTTCCATCATTTCCAAATATGGGGATGTTGTTAGGAGCGGAACTGAGGTTCTAGAAAATATCAATAGCCTAAATGTAATTGGGGTATCTCCAGCGTTGGATATCGCACTTGGCGGTGGAATTAGAGAAGGTTCTGTTGTTGTTATGACAGGAGATCCAAAGAGCGGAAAGACCACTACAGCACTACATTTTGCCTCCAAGTGTCAACAAAAGGGGAAGCGTGTTATTTATGTCAATACGGAGGGTAGGTTATCAAGACAAAACTTTGATGGCATCAAGAACCTAAATGCAGACAACATTCTTATTATAGAGTCAACAGATGAAAGAGTATTATCAGCAGAAGACTTCCTAAACATTATAGAGTATTATATCAATAATGATCCCGGCTGTCTGATTATAGCGGATTCTTTATCCAATATGGTTCCAGCCGTAGAGCTTGAGGGAGAAGTACGAACAGGAGTTAGAAATGCTCTACCAAGACTTTTATCTATGTTTTTCAAGAGAATTAGCGGAACCCTCATGAAGAACAAGGTGATGTTGATTTGTATCACACATAATATTGCAAATACTGGAGGATCTCCATACGCTCCTCAAAAGATGGCAGATTGTGGAAATATGTTGCAGTATCAAGCTGGTACAAATATGGTTATCACCCATCGTGGAAAGTGGCAGGTGCCAAAAGATACTGGTCCACACGTTGGACAAATCGCCAACTGGTCTATAAAAACTTCTAATGCTGGCGGTCGCCCGAATAGCACAGCAGAAGGGTGGATACGATATGGAATCGGAGTAGATGAAGTACAAGAAATCATCCAGATAGCTTGTGAATTTCGTCTAATTAAATCTGCCGGTGCTTGGTATACTATACAGTGTGCGGTAGATGAACCTTCCCATCCAATAGTCGCTAAAGTTATAGCCGACAATAACGTTGGATCTTCAACAGAAGAACTTGAGAAGTTCTTTAAGTTTCAAGGCGTAAATAACGTGGCGGAATATCTTAACTCCACACCATCTATAGCTGAATTTATATACCAAAAAATCAAGGAGCTACATTGAAAGTCGTTGGTATCAATGGAAAAGAATATACTTGGAATTTAACAGGCTACGATGTATTCAATGATGACAAACGCAAAAGATCAAAGTTTCATATAAGAGCCAGAGTATTACTGAAAGAATTATTCAATAGCTATAGAATACTTGAAGAAGTAAAACTGCCGGGAAGCACAGAACTTCATAGAAAATCTGTACTGTACCTTGACTTTTACATACCTTCGATTAAACTAGCCATAGAGGTTCATGGTCAACAGCATTACGAGTTTTGTCCATTCTTCCACAAAAGTAAAGCAGATTTTCTCAAAGGCCAAACTAGAGATGATGATAAAATAGAGTGGTGCAGACTTAACGATATCAGATTAGTAACTCTTAAATACACAGAAAGCGACGATGAGTGGCGACAAAGAATTAAAAGCGTCTGAAAAACTAGCAGAACATATTGAAGCAATAAATGACTACATAAATAGTAGTAATACAAAATTCTCCTCGTTTAGAGAGGAATATTTATTAGTCTCTGATTTATCATCTGATCAACTTAAAAGACTTACTCAGCAAGAACTATTTGATGCCGCGTATCTTATTTATGGTTATGCAACCTATATTCAAGATGAAATCAATAAGAATAAGGTAGCACTGAGTTGGTGTCATGATCAAATGGAAAAACTAATAGTCAAGCACAGTCAGGATTTTGGTCAATATACCAAGCATGAATCCAAAAAGTATATTCTTTCACAGAACAATTCATATGCTTCATCTTTAGAAAACATGCGGGAAGTAGCAGAAGCTAGACTGCAATCTCTTGATGGCAAAGTTTATGAACTAAAAAGAAAAGCGGACATATTACTTGAGAGGGGCAAACGACAATGAGTGACTTTGATGCATTTATCTCTTCCCTATCGGAAGAACAAAAGACAGCACTGCTTAATATTCTAACATCTACTAAAAATGACACACCTGCCAAGTCGGCACCAAAAAGGGCTGTCAAGAAAACCAAGAAAAATAAAAGCACTAAACCATCTGAATCTACAGAATCCGCCGATGTAGATTCTGATTTCACAATGAAGAGGGCGGAAAGTTCCAATAATCGGAGAAGAGAACCCGTGAAGGCTAAAAAGAATCAATGGGTAGACGAGGGTGAATTCAAAGACTTTGATACAAAGTATGGAGAAAGAACACCACGAAATAGACCCGCACCTAAGAAGGTGGATGTAGATTGTTCGGTTTGTGGAAGATCATTTAAGGTAGATCCGCGTTATGTCTATGGAGAATATCACCGCTGTAGCAGGTGTGCAGGAAAGTAATATATGGAAACAAAACTAACCGATATTGGATCAGAACGTGCAGTTCTGGCTGGAGTACTACAGCATGGCATAGATGGATATGTTGCTATATCTGATATTATCAACAGCGAAAGCTTTGGTCATGTCAATAATCAAGTTCTCTACAAGTGCATAGAGAAAGTAATTAATAATGACCAAAAGGTTGATATACCAGCTATATTAGCCGCTGCTGATCATTTGAATTTGGGCGACAGTATAAATACTCCACAGGAGTTGAAATACATAAAGTCTTTGTTTGATTTTCCAGTTAACAAAGATAATATTTTTAGTTTTGCACTGCAAGTCAAAAAGTTTGAATTTGCACGTAAAATCAAAAAGCTAACCGCCAAGATTCATAAGGATGTAGATGATGTTACCGGATCAGAAACCATTAATGATATCATACAGATCCTAGAGAATCCCGTCACGGAATTTTTACGAGAAGATGACGGCGGGGATACGCCAGAAAAGATAGGAAAGGATATCGCAACTTATGTAGATTTCTTAGAAAATAACAAGTGCGATGTTATTGGTATTCCAACTGGATTTTCCCGTTACGATGAGGCTATCGGTGGAGGATTAAGGAGAAAGTGCGTAGACCTTGTGGCTGCAAGACCAAAAGTTGGCAAAAGCGTATTTGCTGATAATGTAGCATTAAATGTAGCTACCAGAAATGTTCCAGTGTTGATGCTTGATACGGAAATGAGCAAAGAGGACCATCTTAATAGATTGTTATCTGGCATTAGTGGTATACCAATTAATGAAATTGCAACCGGTAAATTTGTTGACGATGATGAAAAAAGGTCTTGCGTTCGCGGGGCTATGGAAATTTTAAGCTCTATACCGTATTCATACATTAGCGTTGCTGGCAAACCATTTGATCAGATTTTGAATCTAATCAAAAGATGGATTGTGCAAGAAGTCAAAACAGATGATACTGGCAAAACTAATGACTGCCTTATCATATATGATTATTTAAAACTAATGTCATCTAGCTCCATTACTAACAATATACAAGAGTATCAAGCACTAGGTTTTCAGATTACATCTCTACATAATCTGTGTGTTAAGTTGGATATTCCATGTCTTTCTTTCGTACAGCTAAATAGAGATGGCATTACAAAAGAAAGCACAGACGCTGTATCTGGTTCCGATAGATTAATCTGGTTATGCACATCTTTTTCCATTTTTAAGATCAAATCTCCAGAAGAATTAGCAGAGGATGGTCCCAATGCTGGTAACAGAAAATTAGTACCCATTGTTTCAAGACACGGTGGCGGATTAGACGATGGTGATTATATCAATATGATTATGCAAGGTTCCCATGCAAAACTAAGAGAGTTAAAAACAAGGAATGAGTTTAAGAATCAGCCAGTTGGCGATACAGGATTAATAGATAAAAATACACTAGATAAGGTAAACGATGGACTTGCAGAAGATCAAGAAGACTCTGAATGAAAATGCAGAGAAGATATTCTCTAAGCTTGGAATGAAGTACGAGGTATTCGGGGATAATATTTATTCAACGTGTCCAGTTCATGAATCTAGCGACAACCCAAGAGCATTCTCATTCTCTGTAAATAAAGGCATCTGGAAATGCTGGACCAGAGATTGTCAGCATCAATATAAAAACGATCTATTTGGCTTGATCCGTGGGGCATTATCCCAATCTCGCGGAGAGGATGTTACCTTTGGAGATGCTCTCAAATGGGCCTGCGACACGATAGAATTGAAAAGATCAACAACAACCAGTACTCCACCACCAAATCAAATAACGGATTTTGAACGCCTTGTGTCCTTTCTAAATCAGAAGGATGAAAAGGTAATACACCGATCTATTATTTTAGAAGAGGGAATACACTATCCATCTAAATATTTTCTAAGCCGTGGATTTGAGGCATCAACATTGAAATATTTTGAAGTTGGAGATTGCACAAACAAGAAGTCCAAAATGTATGATAGATCTATTATACCCATTCATGATGACGAGGGTAAACTGGTTGCTATGATAGGCAGAGCTATCAAAGAGTATAAGTCACCAAAGTTTTTGTTCGATCCAAAGGGTTTTAACAAGGCAGACCTGTTTTATAACTACCACAGAGCTATAAATAAGATAGTAGAAACGCACTCTGTCTTTTTGGTCGAGGGTCAGGGGGATGTATGGAAGCTATATGAAGCTGGCATACATAACGCCTTGGGTCTATTTGGGAAAACCATCAGCAAAGAACAAGAACTAAAGCTGAATAAATTACCCATCACACACATTGTTGTGCTAACAGATAATGACCAAGCGGGCAGAGAATCAAAAATACAAATACAAAGACAGTTTAGCAGATTTTATAAACTAAGCTTCCCAAAGCTAAACAAAAAAGATATTGGCGATATGACAGTTGAACAGATTAAAACATTGATACTACCACAGATAAAAGGGTTATCTCTATGAAGATTATTGGCATAGCTGGCAGAAAGCAAGCTGGCAAGAATACGGTAGCAAATTATATCAATGGTCATGTGCTTAAGCATAAAAACATGATCAATGATTTTGCTATTGATTCCAACGGTATGCTTGTAGTAAACACACAAGATATTACTGGTCAGTCTGGTTTTGGCATTTTTGACGTTACTAGAAAAGATAGTATCTTTGTAGATTATGCAGAAAGAGATTTATGGCCTTACGTCAAAGTTTATCATTTTGCAGACCCTCTTAAAGAAATGGCGGTAGGGTTATTTGGATTAAAACCATCTGAAGTTTATGGAAGCGATGATCAAAAGAATTTAGTAACGAATATTAATTGGGAATCAATGCCAGATTGTCCACCAGATAAAGCTGGGCCGATGACAAATAGAGAGTTCCTAGAACATTTTGGAACTAAGATAGTGCGTAAAATTAAAAGAGACGCTTGGTCAGAATATGCAATAAACAAGGTCGTGGCAGAACAATCAGAAATAGCTATTATACCAGATGTAAGATTTCCCAACGAAGTAGAGTCAATACAAAAGAACGGTGGAGTAGTAATCAGATTGACACGCAATGCTTTTAACAGCAACGCAGAAGCAGAAAAAGCACTAGATAAAGAAAATTTTGATTGGAAGAAGTTCGATTTAGTAATCGACAATCATGCAATGTCATTAACAGATTTGTGTGATTATCTCAAGAACCATTCTCATTTTTGGGGGTATTGATGTTAGTCACATATATTAGATCATCAAGTTACAATAATTACTCGTATTGTCAAATGCAATATTTTATTACCTATGTCCTTGGTCATCAGCCAGACAGCGGTAAGAAAGCGGAGCTTGGTACAATTGTACACAAAGTAATGGAGACTCTAGCAAAATTAAAGAAATATCAACAAGATAATCCAAAAAAGACTAAGTTGATAATTACTGATGAAGCTGTTGGCGAAATTAATATCAAAAAGGCAGACCTCTTCACCGATGATTGCGTAAAGGATATTATACAAAAGAGTTTCAATTTTTATACCTCTGACTCAAAGCACAACTTTACAAAGGGCGATAATGAAAGCTGTGCAGATTTGGTATGGAATACTCTAAGCTATAATGACGGACAATTTGATCCACGATATAGGAACATAGTTGCCGCAGAACCCCATTTCGATATTCCAATTGATGAAGATTGGGCGCATTTTGATTATAAGGTTGGAGATAAAACAATAAAGGGTCAATTGGCTATTAAAGGCACCATAGACCTAGTTACAGAATCCTCAGATGGCATAATAGAGGTTATAGATTGGAAAACTGGTAGACGGCTGGATTGGGCAACGGGGGAGGAAAAAACATACGAAAAACTATGCTCAGATCCACAGCTATTACTTTATAATTATGCTATATCTAAGCTTTTTCCAGAGTATAAACAGTCGATAATGAGCATCTTTTTTATTAAGGACGGCGGTCCATTTTCTATGTGTTTTGACAGGGATGACGAGAAAAGATTTCTAAATATGCTTAAAAACAAGTTCGAAGATATCAAAAAGAACAATACTCCACAGCCAATCTCTCAGAATCGTGACAACTGGAAATGTACCAAATTATGCCACTATTGTAAGAATAACTGGCCGGGAACCGATACCAATATGTGTATATACATAGAGAATAGCCTCAAATCCAAAGGAATGGATGAGACTATCAAACATTGCACAAAACCCGGATTTGATATTGGGTTTTATTCCGCTCCCGGTTGAGATATATCATGGATAAACTATTAACTATAGGTATGGCTACGTATGATGATTTTGATGGAGTGTTTTTCTCCATCCAAGCACTACGTATGTATCATTCGATATGCAATACAAAATATGTAGAGTTTATTGTATTAGACGGTAATAGTACTAGCCCACACGGAAATGCCTGTAAAACATTTGTCGAAGGTGCTGTGCATGGAAAATATATACCTTACACGGGACAACCTAGTTCCTTCAATAAGTATAAAATAGCTGATTATGCTACTGGTAAATATGTACTAATTATAGATTGTCACGTATTGATAGAAAATCGTGGCATAGATAATCTATTAAACTATTTTCATCAAAATCCTAATTGTAAAAATTTGGTTCAAGGCCCACTAATATATGATGATCTTGTAAATGTAAGCACCCATTTTGATCCAAAGTGGAGCGGTCATATGTATGGCGTTTGGTCTACAAACAAAGAGGCATATGATAAGAATGAGCCTTTTGAAATACCAATGCAGGGCATGGGCTTATTGAGCTTTGAAAAAAGTGCTTGGCAAGGAATCAATCCACATTTTAAGGGGTTTGGTGGAGAAGAAGGATATATAGCTGAAAAATTTAGACGATGGGGAGGGAAGAATATATGCCTACCATCTCTTAAATGGAATCATAGATTTGGTAGACCTAATGGGGTACACTATCCATTAATTCTAGAAGATAGAATTTGGAACTACTTCATTGGTTGGCTAGAAATTACACAAGATCCAGATCATGAAATGGTAAGATCAACATATGATTATTTCAAAGACAAAATTCCACCAAACAGTATCGACAACATCTTGACACTAGCCCTACAACAAACTGGATTAAAATAATGGATATTCTTGAAAACATCAGAGGATTATTTAAGCAACACAAGATTAGAAATATGCAGCTTGATCCTAATGGATCGTGTAATGCCGGATGCTGGTTTTGTCCAGTAAGATATGTTGGTAATCCAGAAGAAGCCAAAAATCAAATGGATCCAGAGTTGCTAGAAAAAATCTTCTACAACATTGTTCAAGAAAGAGATAATAATGGATTGGTAGACCCTGCTTTTAATGGTTTCTATACTTCTCACTACAATGAAGTTCTTTTATATAGACACTTTGAAGATTTACTAAAAGTAGCCAGAAAGTACAAAATGATTTTTATGGTACTTTCTAATGGTACAACTCTGACTCCACAAAAGACTGATCTTATATTAGAGTACCGCGATGTTATATCTGGCATATGCTTAAATGTTCCATGTTTTGAAGATGAACTTTGGTCTAAAAGAGTAAATCTCCCAAAACAACTTTTCCCAAAGCTAATCAGTAATATTCAATACTTTTTAGATACTCATCCCATGATGCTATCTATACAAGTAAATGGCTGGAGTGCAGACAACACATGGCTACAAAAGGGAGAAAATTTTCCTGTAGATTTGTCTGATGATGAAAACGAAAAACAATTTCAATTAGCAAAATCAATGTTTCCAAAAGCTAATGTATTTAAAATGCCACACTTGGTAGATCGTGCTGGTGCTATTGGGGATGTAATAACCAATCTACATGCTATAAAAACATATCATGCAAATAAAAAAGTTGTCGGCTGCTTAAACTCCAGAGAAACCGGTGGAAGACCGGTAGGCTGGATTCATGTTAATGCAAATGGAGAATGCTTTTTGTGCTGCAATGACTATGACATGGAAATAAAGTTTGGTGACTTCAAGACTCAATCTTTAAAAGATTTTTGGGGTAGTGAAGATCATGTAAATAAAATTAAGGAATCTTACGAAGGAATCTGTACAAAGTGCGCTTCCGCACAGTTCGAATAACAGGAGAAAAATATGCCTATTCCATCTAGAAAATCCGGTGAAGATAAAGATGCATTTGTGTCCAGATGCATGGGTAATGAAACCATGAAAAAAGACTATCCAGACCAACAACAGAGAGTAGCTATCTGTATTGGTCAAGCAACAGCAGATTGCGATTGTGTAGAAGCTGCTGATTATGAATTACAGATGGAAGCTGGATATGCAGAAGAACTTACCGAAGATAATTTCTATGTTCCACTAGAAGCAGAATATGAAGACTTTGGCGAAGAAACAGAACAGTGGGATGTAGCCACAGCAAAGCCCGGATTATGGGAAAATATTCGTAAGAAAAGAGAACGAGAAGGTAAGAATTATAAACCAGCAAAGCCGGGAGATCCAGATAGACCAAGCAAAGACGCTTGGAAAAAAGCTCAATCTGACGGCGGCGATGAAATGGCTTTAGAGCAAATCCAAAAGATGCATGATCAGCTTATGGAAATTGTTATGAAGCTTAAAGATATGTCTTTATCGGTTGAATTTCAAGATTGGACAAAAGACATGATTTCTAAGGCTGAAATTTATATACAAAATGTATATGACTTTGTAAAGTATTATGAACCCGGTAAATATGAAGATGAATATACTGGCGATGAAGAAGAACCATCAGATCCAGAGACAGAAGAACCAAAAATGGAAACAGAAGATGGAAGCTATGAATATCAAGATCCACAAACTGGTGAAATTTATACATATAGACGCAAGGGATATTATGAAAAGAACGGACGAGTTCTTATGTATATGGGACAAGCGGTTGAATATCAAGGACGCAAAGTGACATTGAATAAACCATTTAGAACATCAAATGGTCCAAAGAAGTTTGCAGTATACGTCAAGAACGAAAGTGGCAATGTTGTTATTGTAAGATTTGGTGACCCAAATATGAAGATAAAGAAGAATATTCCAGAGCGACGAAAGAGCTTTAGGGCTAGACACAACTGTGATAATCCGGGTCCAAAGTGGAAAGCTAGGTATTGGGCCTGTAAGAGTTGGTAATAATTTGTGTGCGATGGGGGGAAATTGAGTACCCCCATTGTACTCTTTGATCGTAGACGCTATAATACATTGATTGAGTCTCTAGTTGCGAGGAAAATATATGGCTTGGTTTCCATTGAAAAACTACACACACTATAGTCTATTAAAAGGCTATTCGAAGCCAGACGAACTGGCTTTTAAGTGCAAAGAAAATAATTATTTAGCCTGCGGTATTTGTGACTATAAAACAATATCTGGTGCTGTGTCCTTCTACAAGGCTTGCAAGAAAGCTGGCATTAAGCCAATCATAGGCTGCTCATTTGATAAATTCTCTCTATTCGCCAAGAATAAGGCGGGGTGGCACGATTTAATAGAATTAGTCTCATCACTTGATGAAAATGATAATGTCCCAGAATCTATATTGTCTAATATTTTGAAGAAGAATAATCTTATCAAGTTGTCAGACTCTTATTCTAAGTCTATGCCTATTAGTTATTATACAAATAGGGCGGATGCCAAACTACACAGAGTTTTACTTTGCTCTGATATGAAGACAACTCTGCCAAAAGTAACTAAATGTATCAGACAAGATAAAAATGGCAGCATAAATGTTGATTCCTATTTGGCACAAAATCATGCTGATAAAGTTCAATACTTCATGCATGATACTTATTATGTTCTGGATAAAGACGAATCCAAAGATTTGGACTCTACTGAACTAGATAAGATCTATAGTCAATGCGAAGATTACGACATTTTAAACAAGCCAATGCTACCAAAGTTTAGCTGTCCAAACGGAGCCACAGAAGAAGATTATCTTAAAGAACTGTGCCGCGAGGGGTGGAAAAATCTTTTGATAGCACAAAATAAAGTATCTAATGAAGATGATAAACAAAGATATCTTGATAGATTCAAAGAAGAATTCGACGTTATTAAAAATGCTAACCTATTCGGTTATTTTTTGATTGTTCGTGATATCATAAACTATGTGAATAGCAGGGGATGGCTTTCTGGCCCCGGTAGAGGTTCAGCGGCTGGATGCTTAATCTCATATCTTGTCGGAATTACTAAAATCGATCCTCTAGAATTTGATCTTCTATTTGCTCGTTTTTATAATGCTGGACGAAATACTGCTGACCATATATCTTTACCAGATATTGATATGGACGTTCCCGGCAAGCATAGAGATGAAATTATTGGGTACATTAAGGACAAGTATGGTCATGATCGCGTCAGTCAAATGTTAACGTTTGGTAGACTACAAGGAAAGAGTGCTATCAAAGAAGTTCTACGTATTAATGAGGCTTGTTCTTTTGCTGAAATGAATGCTATAAGCAATTGCATTCCAGATGAAGCTAAAATCTCAGATCAACTAGCAGAAATGGACGATGAAGATCGATCTATCATTAGATGGGCATTGATCAACAATGCTGATGAACTGAGGGACTTTTGTAGAATTAATGATAATGGTGAACTTGAGGGCGAATATGCTGATTATTTTGATCAAGCTATCAAAATCGAAGGCACATTTAAAACGCAAGGAAAACATGCCGCCGGTGTTGTGATCTCTGCCGAACCTTTACAAAAAGTTTGCCCAATGGTAAAACAGAAAGGATCGCATGAAAAAATTGCTGGGTTAGAAATGAGTGATCTAGAGGCGTTGGGTCATGTAAAATTTGACGTTCTAGGAATCAATTTGCTAGATAAAATCATGAAGATACAAGAAATAACAGGAGTTGCAAATGGCTAACAGAGACTTTATTATATTTGACTTTGAAACGGGATCAAGAAATCCACACAGAACACAACCAACACAAATTGCCGCCATAGCACTAGATGGTAGAACGCTATCAATGAAGGGGCAATTCAATAGTGAGATAAAACCGATCTTTGATGAAGCGGAAGCCGTTGCCGCTGGTGTTGACCCAATCGAAGATGAAGCACTTAAGATTACTAAGAAGACAAGAGAACAGCTAGAAAAAGCTCCATCATTAAAATCTGTATGGTCCAAGTTTACTAAATTTGTTGATCAGTATAATTGGAAGGGCGACACATTTTTTAATCCAATTCCAGTTGGGTTTAATATTATTGGATTCGATATGATTATAGTCAATAGGCTATGTAGAGAATTTGGGCCTTGGGATAAAGATCGTGAGCAACAAAAGTTATTCAGCAAGGTTTATAAGTTTGATATCATGGACTCTGTTTTTGCTTGGACAGAGAGCGATCCAAGTATTAGATCTATAAGCATGGATGCATTGAGAGAACGTATGGGCTTAAGTTTTGACAATGCACACGATGCTTTGCAGGACGTAAAAGATGAAGCAAATATCTTTATCAAACTGATGAAAACACACAGAGCAGTATATCAAAATATTAAATTTGAGAAAGCCTTTGCAAATGGGGAATTGTATGTTAAATGATTTGGATTATCACGACAAGCCCACTTGGCAATTGTTTGCAGATGGTAAGACCAAGGGTATCTTTCAGCTAGAAAGTAATCTTGGTAAGTCTTGGTCTAAAAAACTGGCTCCAACTAACATTGAGGAACTGTCTGCCTTAATTGCTATTATTAGGCCGGGAACATTAAAAGCATATGTCGATGGAAAGAGTATGACACAGCACTATGTTGATAGAAAGCATGGTAGGGAAGAAGTTACATACTTACATCCAGCACTTGAAGAAATATTGAAGCCAACATATGGCGTTCTGGTTTATCAAGAGCAATCCATGCGTATAGCAGAAAAGATTGCCGGTTTTAATTTGCAAGAAGCCGACGTTCTTAGAAAAGCTATCGGTAAGAAAAAAGCAGACCTTATGAACGAGGTTAAAAAGTCTTTTATTGCTGGTGCAGAAAAAGTTGGCATAGTAAACAAGGAAGAAGCAGAGCAAATCTTCGGATGGATCGAAAAGTCATCCAGATATGCCTTCAATAAGTCTCATAGCGTCTCTTATGCAATATGTTCTTATTGGAGTGCATATTTTAAGGCCCATTATCCACTTCAATTTTTCTTATCGTATCTTTATTATGCTAACGAAAAACAAGACCCTCATCAAGAGATTTACGAATTAATTTCTGAGGCAAAACTGTTTGACATAGAAACAAAGACCCCAAATCTATCTAATTTTGATAAGAAGTTCAATATCAAGAACAAGAAGATATATTTCGGTATTAAAGATGTCAAATCTCTTACTGGAGCAACTGGCGATAAATTGATTACTGTTATAGACGAAGCCCAAAAAGAGTTGGGTAAGCCAATTAAGGACTTTACTTGGTTAGAAATTCTACTCTTTGTTTCGTCTAAGATTAGCTCTACTGCTTTTAAGTCATTAGCATCCATTGGATTTTTTAGAAACTTTAGTGGAAAGATCACTAGGAATAAAGCACTATATGATTATGAGATCTATAGAACTTTGACAAAGGCTGAACAAAATTGGATTATTGAGAATTATCCTACTAAGCAATGGTCTAGTTTCGTTGATTGTTTAAAGGACTTAGCACCAACTAAAAAAGAGGGTGGAGGAACTTCCAAAATAGATCGTAAGCAGGCAATCGAAAATGAGATTCAACTATTGATTAATCCGCCATACGATCTAGAAGACGATCCAAGCTGGGTCATTGATCAAGAAGTAAAGTTCTTGGGGTGTCCAGTGAGTATGGCTAGAGTGGAAACGTCCGACACTTCGGCAGCAAATACAACATGTAGGGAAATCGTAAATGGGAAACGCGGAAAAGATATTTGCGTTGTCGCCAACGTACAAAGGGTTTCTGATTATACTATCACCAAGGGTGAATCTAAGGGGCAATTGATGTCATTTTTAACAATAGAAGATGATTCATGTATGTTAGATAGCGTGATAGTATTTCCAAAAGTAAGGGAAAAGTATAAGTACGTCCTATACGAAGGAAACAATCTCATATTTTGTGGATCGGTAGAAAAGAACGATAACTCTTTTATCGTCAATCAAATTCACGAAATCTAGATTGTTTTTTGGACTTGTTGTTGCTAAAATACTAAGATCAAGGAGAATGATATGAATGTGTGTTCTTTTACGGGGTATCTTGTTGAAAACCCTAGGATATCAATGGAAGGCGATGTGGTGAAAGCTGAGTTTACGATGGTGGTATATACTTATCGTAAAACAAGAAGCGGTGAGAAGAATAGAATACCTACCTATTTGCAGTGCGAAGCGTGGCATACTGGTGCAGAAACTTTAGAAAAATATGCTACAAAAGGAACTAAATTGAACGTTCACGCTTCTGCTAAAAATGTATCTAAAGATAATAAGTCAGTTATTTTTAGAATAAACGAGTTTGACTTCTGCAACCAAGAGTACGACTATTAATATGAGAAAAAAACGCATACTATTTTGTAGCGAAGCTACATTTTTAAATACTGGATATGCTACTTATACCAGAGAGATATTGAACTATCTACACAATACTGGTAAATATGAACTAGCAGAAATGGCATCATATGGTGAGCGAAAAGACAAGCGGGCCGCTTCTATACCTTGGAAATATTACGGAGTAGTACCGGATAGTTCTTGCTCAGAAGATGAAAAGAAGCAATATGCAGAACATCCAATAGCACAATTCGGTGAACTATTATTTGAATCTGTTTGCTTAGATTTTCAGCCAGATGTCGTGTGCGATATCAGAGATTTCTGGATGTTGGACTTTCAAGAGCGTTCTCCGTTTAGGCCATTTTACAAATGGTGCATTATGCCAACCGTTGATGCTAAACCACAGGCTAGGCAATGGATTGCAACATACGAGTCTGCTGATGCTTGTCTAACATACTCTGAGTGGGCTGGAGAAGTAATCAAAGAACAATCTGGTGGTAAAATAAAATATTTGGGAATAGCACCACCCTCTGCACATCCAGCATATCAACCCATTGATGACAAGTTATCTTTGAGACAATCTTTTGGCATTAATCCAAATGCAAAGATAGTTGGCACCGTAATGAGAAATCAAAGGCGCAAATTATATCCAGATCTATTTTCAGCATTTAGGTTATTATTGGATAAGACTAATAATGATCCAGACTTAATGTTATATTGTCACACAAGTTATCCAGACCTTGGTTGGGATATACCGGAGCTATTACAAGAATACGGTCTTTCTTCTAGAGTTTTATTTACATATATCTGTGGTCAAACTGGTAAGCCCTTCGTTTCTTTATTTAGGGGTGCGGTAGCACAGTCACCTTATTCAAATAAATATGGTGCCGTATTATCAAATGTTAAGAACGGTCTAGAGTATGAGGATCTTGCAAAGATTATCAACTTATTCGATCTATATGTTCAGTATGCAAACTGTGAAGGCTTTGGGTTGCCACAAGTAGAAGCTGCTGCATGTGGCGTTCCAGTAATGTCAACGGATTATTCTGCTATGGAAAGTGTTGTTAGAAACTTAGGTGGAATACCGATTACACCAAAAGCTCTGTATAAAGAACTAGAAACCGGATGTCTAAGAGCAGTGCCAGACAATGAATTGGCATCTAGTCTAATGTTAGCATTCTTCAATATGCCAAAAGATCAACGGCTTAATTGGGGTGCAAAAACAAGAGAATCTTTCTTAAAGCATTATAGGTGGGAACAAAGCGGGAAAATGTGGGAAGATTATTTTGATAGTGTCGAGATTATACCTGACCACTTGGGCTGGAAATCTCCATCTAGAATCAGAAAACCACAAGCTAAACCAGAGAATATAAATAAGCAATTTTCTCATGAAGATTTGGCCCGCTGGTTGATAACGTCTGTATTGTGTGAGCCAGAAAAGATAAATTCATTTATGGAAGCTAGGCTTGTACGAGATTTGATGTATAAGAGTACAACTTCTACAACGGGCGGAATGTATTTTAATGAAAGTTCAGCCGCCTTTGATGGTAAACAGGGAAGATCATTTTTTGATTTTGATATGGCATACAACCAGATGTTAGCACTATGCAATAGAAGAAATTATTGGGAACAAAAGCGATTAGACGCTATAAGGAATATTAAATGAAAGCATTATTCATATCACACTACAATGAAGGTAGCGGGTGGTCAAATTGCGGAATCGATCTAATCAAATCTATGCACAGGTCAGGAATAGACACTGTATGTAGAAGCATTAGACTTGGAGCGGCAAGGCCACTAGCAGACGAAGAAATAAGTACCTTAGAATCAAAATCTCTATCTAATATAGATGTGTGCATACAGCATGTTTTGCCACATCATTTTGTAAAGACAAATAAGTTCAAAAAGAATATAGGATATTTTGTTGCTGAATCAACCAATATCAATTCTGTTTCTTGGTTTAATAACCTAGAGCTTATGGATGAAATATGGGTTCCTAATCAAACGCTACAACAGTCATTAGTATCTAGCGGTTTTAAGAAAAAGATTAGAGTTATCCCACATGCTTTTGATTTGTCAAAATACTCCAAAAATTATGGCAAGGTGGACTTTGGAAACAATAAGCATAAATTCAAGTTTTATTTCATAGGTGATCTCAATGATCGCAAAAATATAGTATCTATTATTAGATCTTTTCATTCTGAGTTTCATGCGTCCGAACAAGTTGCTCTTGTGCTAAAAATCAAAAGACATGGAACGAATCCACAGGATGTTCAAAAGTATATTGGCAATTTATGTCGAAGCATTAAAGAGCAGATGAGATTATATCCTAATATAAACCAGTACCACAAAGAGTTGGTTATAACAGAAGAAATAGACAATAATCACATTAATATGCTGCATTCATCATGTGATTGTTTTATTGGTCCAACCCACGGAGAGGGCTGGTTTATACCAGCATTTGACGCATGTGCTTTGGAAAAACACCAATATGTAGCAATGAGGGTGGTCCAAAAGAATTCATAGATCTACATAATACCAGCACTGGCTGGCTCGTAAATGGAGTATATGGAGTTTGTAATCATGGCGATCCAGCGTTTCCAGAATTATTTACTGGTACTGACGAATGGTTTATACCAAGTGAATCAATAATTAAAAAAGCCATGAGATTCTATTATGAAAATAGGGGTTCTGTAGATAGAGCCGCTGGACTAAAAAGAGCCTCATTATTTTCTTATGAATCCGTTGGGAACATGATAAAGGAAGCACTCAATGATTAATAACTCTGTAAAAAGATTGATATCTATGGCTAATAGTACCAAGCCAGAGAAGTTTAATATTTTGACATTTCCAACTCACGAAAGATATGAGTCTCAGCTTTGTAAAACAGGGCATAATTTCTTCTCTTTCACGGTTCCAAATGCCAAGAAATGGAATACAAATCAATTAGCACCCCCAGAAAATTACTATAGTTTGCCAGAATCAAATCCGTGCGGGTTTCTAAATTACGACATGATTCTGGTGCAAAGTAAATTTTGGCAATTCCAAGTTGCTCAACAAATCAACCAGCAACTAAGTCTACCAATAATATGCTTAGAGCATACTTTACCAACCCCACAAACATTAAGTCAACAAAATATAGAAGCTATGAAAAACATGCTTGGAGATATTAATATTTTTATCTCAGAGTATTCCAAAAAGTCTTGGGGTGTTGAGTATAACTCTTTGGTGATTCATCACGGAATAGACTCAGAAACATTTGCTCCGCTTGACATAGAAAAGAAACCATATGTATTAACGGTTGCTAATGATTTTGTTAATCGTGACTATTGTTTAAATTATTCTGGATGGAAGAGAGTAACAGACGGCCTTACCACTAGATTAGTTGGGGATACAGATGGCCTGTCAAAATCAGCATCCTCAACAGAAGAACTGGTAAAAGAATATAATAGCTGCGGAGTATATTTTAATAGCTCCACACTTAGTCCAATACCAACATCTTTACTTGAAGCAATGTCTTGTGGGTGTGCTATTGTATCGACAGCCACCTGTATGATTCCAGAAATAATTACTAATGGTTATAATGGTTATATTTCTAATGACGAAGAAGAATTAAAAAAATATTTGCAGATTGTACTTAATGACGAAAAAGTGAGACAAGAGCTTGGGGCTAATGCGAGAAAGACTATTGTAGAGAGGTTCTCACAAGATAAGTTTCTTTCACAATGGAACGGTATATTCAATATGGTATATGAGGTTTCTACACGATGAATATTCAAATTACAGAAAAACTAGATAAAACAATCGACGGGTTTGTAACTATTCCTATTCTATATGGTAAAATAGATCTTGGGGTTGTGCCAGACAACGCCGCATTTAATATAGTCGCGGCTAATGCGTTAGATAGCATCCCGCATAATCTTCTAAATGAATTCGTCTCATCAGTTTGTAAAAAGATGAGATTTGGTGCTAGATTATTTTTAGGCGGCGTAGAGCTATCTTCTGTAGCAAGAGATGTAACAAGCGGAAAAATGCCTAGTGCAGCTTTTAATGAGCTTATCTTTACAAAACGTGGACTATATAATGTGAGGGACATTGTAGAGTTACTAGAATCACACGGATTAAATATTGAACAAGCAAACATACAAGGACATATTTATGAAATCACAGCTTCAAGACCGAAGGCTACAAACTAGTTGTAAAAGTTGCGTCTTTGCAACCTATGATGATAAAACGCAAGTTGGGTGCTTACACGAAAGAATAGAAAAATTTAGACCCAACGTTATAGAAGCGTATGACGAAGAAAAAGAATTCTACGTCATTAATGGCCTATGCAATCTGTATCGTAATAGTAAATGGAATGATGGTGAACCAGATATCGATAAATCTATGGCCGAATCCAGCCTATCATTCGATTGTTTTATTGATTGCTCAAATATAAATGATGAAGCAACCGACACTATCATCAATTTTGTATCAAATGCAACATATTATGATAAAAAAATAAACTGGTATTTGTTTCACCTAGACTCAGAAACTCAGGCGGTAAAGAATAATGTGCTACGTATTTTCATGAGCTTGCACAAAATTTCACCGAAAATATCTGTTTGTATTCATAAAAGCATTTATCTAAACGAATTTGTTACTAAATCGAATAGTACATATCATGCCGTATTAAATGCAACAAATATGCATGATTTAGGCATCTTTACCTCTGTAAATAATGCAATAAATAGGGATATCAAAAAGTTCATTATAGGACACATACACAATACCGATTTCATATCGAATATAGCTTATAGAATAGAATTCATCAAGAATCAAAACATCGATTATTATGCTAACGTGAATAGTATAATAGAACAATCCAAAAATGTGGGGATGTATTTTGAAATCTAAGATAAAAAGTAAACGAACGGTTGCTATCAAAAGAGGTCCGAAGGCGACCGTCGTTGATGCACCAGATTTAATTACTATTGTGCTATTGTGTGATTCACCGGGATATAGAATGAAATCTTACGGTGCGTTGCCTCTTATTGCAATTAATGAAAAATACAAACTGATAGATTTGCAGATACATGCTATTCAACAAGCATTCAAAAATTTTGAAATTATACTGTGCATTGGATTTGATGCAGAAAAAATATGTAAATACGTGAGATCTAAGTATAATAAACTGAATATTCGTATAGTAGAGAATCAATTGTTTGAATCTTCTAATTCGTGCGAGTCTACCAGAGTAGCTATCAATAATACTTTTAACCATAAACTATTGATTTGTGATGGTAATCTACTATTGAATAAGCAGGTGCTATCTTTAATAGATGACAAGGATTCATGCATATTGGTAGAAAACAAGCCATCAGACAACCTAGAAATTAAGGTTAATGTTGATGATAAGCATCAAGCACAATATTTTTCATTTGGCGCTCATAGAACTTGGTCCGAAATAGTATTCCTAAATACTCAAGAATCGATAGAGATATTTAGAAAATTTTTATCGTCACATGATAATAAAAATAAGTTTATATTTGAAGCATTAAATGAGCTTGTTAGATCCAGAGTATCTCTTAGATGCATATATAATGAAAATACATTACACAAGATAAGCAACATTAAAACATATAGATCTATAAAGGAATTAACATGAAATTTGTCATATTGAATTACGGATCACGCACCCAAACAGAACCATATTACTTGAATATGGCATTCAATCTTTTGGGAGGTTGTAAGTCTATGATATGGGATCCAAAAGAGGTAAGTGCTTATGATTTATTTGACACTGTTAAACCAGACGTATTTATAACACATATTTCTGGAGTAACGACAGACGCTGTGTCCTACTTGAAAGAAAACAAGCACATACAAATGATTGTTAATATTACAGGTGGAAATGCAGCCGCAGTATCTTCTCTGGAACAAATATTTTTAGAAGCCAAGCTTAATTGTCCATTCTTTTTTCTCAACGGAGATTCCGCTACAGAATCTAAAAAAATCAAGGTTCTAAACCTAGGCTTTGGTAGCGATGTATTTTTAAATGAAGGATCTCTGAAGTATAATATAGAGAATGGAATTTTTGTGAGTGATTATAATGAAATCAAATCGATTGGAAACACATACCACACCATTTCTTCTAAAGAAAAACTAGAAAGCAAGGTGGACATTGTATTGCCAATTACTCAACTTGCTAACATCTACAAAAACTATAACAATTTTATTTTTAGATCGGGTTTTGAATTTATACCACAGGTTTTATTAGACGCAATTTTCTATGGAAATAGAGTCTGGTTCGATATAGATAGCGAAGAAGAAAGAAAGATAGTATCAGATAAAATAAAGAAGTCATTTAGAACAGATATGGACATAACTGATCCTAGTGGTATTGACCCAACTCAACTTAAAAAGTGCGTTATAAAGAGACATACATGTTTGCATAAGGCCAAGTCTTTACTATCTCAGTTTTCATGCAAAGATCAACTTGGGGAACTTGACAAATTAATAGAACTATACACAAAGGATAAAGTATGAGCGTAACAATGGTTATGAGCGGATTCAAAAGACCGCACACTTTACGAGAGCAATTCAACGCGATCAAGAATCAAACATATCAAGATCTAGAAATTATTCTTTGGGTTAATCTAGTCGATGATTTAGCCAAATTTGATCCAGAAGTAATCAATTCTTGTAGAAGCATTATATCTAATTCTGATTACGGAAGCTGGGGAAGATTTTCAGCCGCACTAAATGCTAGAACGCAATATGTGTGCGTAATAGATGATGATACTATCCCCGGTAAAAAGTGGATAGAGAACTGCATGAATACTATGAAGACCCACGCTGGCGTATTAAGCACAAGGGGCGTATTAGCCCATAAGGAACACGATCTGACCTATCCAGCACCAAAGAGCTATACAGCGATTGGTTGGTGTAATCCAAATGAAACCACCACTAGGGTAGACATGGGATGCCATTCATGGTTTTTTGAAAAAGTTTGGCTAAGAGCATTTTGGGCTGAGATGCCAGATGTTATCCCAATGAGATACGGTGAAGATACCCACCTATCATATGCTGTCAAAAAGCATTTTGGATTAAATACTTATGTTCCTCCACATCCAAAAGAAGATATGGATCTTTGGGGATCTATGCCAGATACTGCAATTAGATATGGCGAAGAGCCTGTAGCTATATCTATGGATTATATGGCAAACGTTGGCATGAATCGTTATTGGAATTATGTTAGACAAAATGGATACAAGATAGTAGAGGAAGAACAATCATGAATATAGGGATTTATATAGACAGTTTATCAGACACAAAGCAACTTGAAGCTATAAATAACTTTGTTGCCAACTCGCTCCAGCATAATGGTGTTCACGATGTTAGCTTATTCTATAACGGAATAGGGTTTAACCCATTTAACATCAAGTGCGGAATGTTTAATAGCACAGATTTGTGGAATTTCAAAGGTAAGTTAGTTGTATCCTCTTTGAATTGTTTGGTTAGCTCCAAAAATATAGTCAATAATTTAGAACTATATTACTATTACGGATGGGAACAAAATATAAAGGTGCTGGATATTTTGCAGATTATGCAGGACAAAATACCTATTATATGTAGGTCAGTAGCGGATCAAGAGTTTATCTATAGGGTTACTGGTGTCAATCCACTCGCGGTTTCTAATAACTTCGACAATTTACTGGAACACATATTATGAATGCCGAAAAAATAGTAAGAATGTATGTTGAAGAGAACAAAAGTACATACGAAATTGCGGAGGCTATGGGAACTTATCCAAATAAGATAAGACGTATTCTCATCAAGAACGGTGTGAATCTGAAAAATAAAAGTGAAGCACAAAAAAATGCCATCGAAAGCGGAAATGCAAAACATCCCACGTTGGGCAAAGAAAGAACTTATGAGGAAAAAATCAAGATCAGTTCTGGCTTAAAAAATTATTGGGAAAATATGGACGATGCGGAATACCAAAAGAAAATTAAGCAAGCAAAAAAACGATGGGAAGAAATGTCAGAGATTGATAAGAGCAATATGTTGGAGTCTGCTATCAAAAGCATTCAATTAGCTGGTAAAGAAGGATCAAAGTTAGAAAAGTTTATATACGAAGCCTTAGAAGCTAGCGGATATAAAGTAGATTATCATAAAAAATATCTTATCCAAAATGAAAATCTTGAAATCGATATGTACGTGCCGTCGATCAAGACTATAATAGAAGTAGACGGACCATCCCACTTCTTGCCCATATGGGGAGAGGAAAAACTACAAAAACAAATCAAGGCAGATTTTCATAAAACTGGTTTGATTCTAAGCAAGGGTATGGTAATAGTCAGAATAAAACATTTAGCTGACTCCATGTGTTTGGCCGATAAAGAAAAATTGAGGGTTGACATTCTGAAATGTTTGGATACAATCAAGAAGAAGTTTCCCAAAGAATCAGAAAGGTATATTGAGATAGAAACATGAATATGAATACAATAGAAGTAACAGAAAACTTGTTTGAAGAAGTAGAACTTGCAACACCTAGTAATACAAATACCAAGACCAAAGACGTTATAAACTCTAATATGCCGTCTATGCTTTCGCCAGAATGGCATGATTATGCCATGACTTTGTTCCATGAATCAGAAATGGTTGATGGTCATCCTCTGGTTGCTGGTCTTCGTAGAGTATCAGAAGTTGTTTTAGGACCAATTGTTTTTAGTGGTCCGACTCAAGTATTCCCTGTGCAACGTGAAGATCATCACGGTCGTGCTACCGTGGTATTTACAGTAGAATTTGCTAACGGCATGAGATATTCCGAAGTAGCAGATTCTTGGGAGGGTAATACTGACGATATGTTCTGCGCTTTTGCCGTAGCTATTGCTAGCACAAGGGCAGAAGCTAGAGCTTTGAGAAAGGCACTTAAGATTAAGGGTGTCGCGGCAGAAGAACTCACAAAGAAAGATACTGCTAAGATTGTCCGTGATATTTCATCAACAAAGACTAGCAGTGAAGGTGAATATAATGAGCAAAGCCGAATGAGTGATGCTCAACTAAACTTTATCGATGTTAAGTGTAAGCAACTTAATATTGATGGACAGAAACTATTTAAGCAATTTAATGCTGATAGTGCGAAGAAAGTATCTAAGAAAGTCGCTAGTGATATTATTGATGCTCTCAATGATTACCAGCGGGACAAGAGTGTAATTCCAAAAGAAATCCTTGGCTACCAACAGGAGTGGCGTAATTAAATGAAACTTACATATACTACAAAAAATGGCAGAATTACTGGAGAAATTGAAGGAGAATCCCAAAAGGATCTATTTGCTGAACTAAGCAAGTTCCAAGAGGTCTTTGAAGAAGGGGTTTGTGGAAAATGTGGCTGCGACGATATCAAGTTTGTGGTCCGAACGGTCGATGATAATCAGTACTACGAGCTTCGCTGCTCTAAGTGTGGTGCTAGATTAGCATTTGGCGTTCACAAGAAGGGTGGCGGGCTTTTCCCAAAGCGTAAAGATAATGATGGCAAGTGGTTGCCAGACAACGGTTGGGTAAAGTGGAATCCTAAAACGGAGCAATCTGAATGACTAATTTAGTTAAGTATATTGTATTTGCCTGTATAATGTTTGTTATGGTAGATCAAGGATATGCACAGGAAACATATGTACAAAATAATTATGCGTATGTTTCTGCACCGGCTGTACCGCAGCCAGTTCCTTATCTACAAGTAATGGTGTACCAAGCACCATACTATACAGTAACGGTTCCTGTCGTGGTGAATCCGTTGGTAGCTGAAACTAGGGTTGTTTGGGGATATCCCTATGTTCCAGTGACAGTTCCAGTACAGCAATATAGGTACTGGGGATATGATAGGAGATGTTGGCCTCTGAATAGATATTAATAGAGGCTAAGATAGTAATAGCCCGTGGGCCGCATATGTAGCCCACGGGTCTTACTGTTTTACCAACTTCTACCGTTAATTAAAAACCAAGATAAGAATCCAGCCAAGCCAAAAGCGGCTGCTGACATTGCTAGTATAAATAATCTTATATGCTTTTCTGGCATTATAGGTATTCTAAAGTAAAGTATAGACCGTACTGAGTCTTACTTCCAACAGTGATTGGTTCCGAACTGAGAGCAACATACCAATCGTGTCTGGCGGATTGATGTAAACTGCCTTCTGTAGAAGTAAAGCCTAAACTGGTAGCTCCAGCATCCTGAGTGTTTGTGTTCTTTCCGCTAGCACCGGGAGAGGCTGTAAATGCCATATCTGTCATAGCATCTACTGGATCAAATTCATACCAGCTAGTTTCTGATCTAGCTCTATGGCTTAAATTAAGAACAGACTGAACTGTGGCTGGATGTCTAGCTTCATAAACATATGTTACAACACCGCTAGCATGATTATTGATATTATTTCTATCAAATATTCTTAGGCGGCAGTTTTGAACACGTACTGGTTCTGAGTGTGTGAATCTAATATTAAGTGGGCATAGATAATTGGGTAATTTATCTAGATCAACAGCACTAGCACTATTAACGCTGACTGTGCCTTTTGTATTTAGGTTTCCACTTGATGCCCAAGCTGTATTGTTGAGTCTTGGGCCTTCATTTGTACCAAGAGCATTGGTTACGAATGTTGTGGTTTGCTTGGCACCGATTGGTACTGAAATACCAAAACCGTTACCATAAAAGCCAACGCCGGAACCGGCTGAATGATTGATCAATTCGCCGTCGCCGCTCTGATCTTTAATATTAGCGTAAAATTTGAGTTCAGCCATAAATTTCTCCCTATTTTAAGATAGTTCCACTATATTATACACGAAATTAGCCTGCACTTATGGTTAATGTAACGTATTGTGCAAATCCGGGTACGAACGCATCTATTCCCTGACCTACGGTGTGTAGGATGTCATTATGGAAAAAGTAAAAAGCATCGTATTTTCCAGTTGTGTTTTCAGTGCCTAAATTGATATTAGTTACTAATCCGGCCTCTATAGCCCCAACGCCACCTCTTTGGCTACTAGAAGTAACTCTTATTGGGCCACTTGTTCTTTCTAATGGGCCAGCATCTGTGGCTAATTTATCCCAAATTATACCATTTAGAATCAAAATAGAGGCACTTTCTCCACCTTCTCCAGAGTTTGGAATAGATAATAAATATCCATATTGATTTTGATTATCTACCTTTTGAACTGTAGCAAAATCTGATGGCATAAATCCTTCGCCACGATTAGTAAATGTGAAGCTAGTAATGCCACCACCGCTAGCAATGCCAGTTATTTTAATTTTGACACCCTTGGCAAGTTCTAGTTCTTCATTTGCCACAAACCCTTTACCAGCTTTAACTACCACTTTATTATCCGACAAGCCGATTGACCTCTTATAGTATCTAAATCCACCCATAGTCAAGAGTTGTCCTCTTCGGATCGGATTTATTCTCCATTCATTTACCGGTCTTAGTGCTTTATTGTTGCATCCAAATCTATTTACAACAGCGTCAAGAGGAATAACTTTATTATCTATTGATGTGTCAGACGGATGACCAAAAGTTGGGACTCTAAAATCAACAGGGGTTTGTTGAACATCTACTTGTCTTTCATATTTATAATTGTTTAATACTGACACATTTTCTGGTTTTTCCCAATTTGGAATTCTCTCTCCAGCATTGAGAGTCTTAGTAAGAATAGTGTTAGGATCGCCACTGCTTACGATAGGATTGAAATGCAGAACAGAAAAATATCTACCATCATAGATTGTCTGATCATCGGGCCACTGATCAAATATTCTAACATGTAAAGCAGTTGTTCCAAAACTATTGTATTTGTCATCTGATGAACCCCACTGTGGACTAGAATTAACCCTACTAGGAGTAGATGGACCTACCCATCCAATTCCTCCACCAATTGGCAGAATAGTTACTCCACCAGTTTGACCACCACTTACTGTTGATTTAGCTGGTAATCCAAAATATTGATCAACAGTTAAAACAATAGAACCAAAAGCAGAAAACTTATTTTTAGCAGCAATGATACCAACAAAATTAGACTTATAATCAAAACCGCTAGTATCTGCTGCTGGTAATACATCTAGAGGAAATCCGATAGGACCAGAAGCATTATATTTTGTATCTGGGCCTATTTTTGGAAAACTACTTTCTCTATTAGTCATATTGCCCCAAGCTGGACCAGTAACACCTTCTCTAAGATAAGATTTGAATGCATTTTTAAGTTCATCCCATTCTTTTGATGCTGTTGTTGGGGTATAATCATGGGTAGTAAATTCTACCTGTAATGGAGAAAATTGAATTTTTGATGGCTGGGTCGGACTCAATCCGTATACGTTACCACTATCTTGTACCTTATAAAGCCAATGATATCTTTGATTTGATAGTAAAAAATCACGACAAGCATCCAT